TTTCTTTCGTCTTTTTGTCGTTTGTAAATAACGCTCCGCTGTTGTCTCTTTTTTCCATTTTTATTTATTTTTTAAAACTATTGATAGTTGATTATTTAAGTCTCCCCAAATATTTTCATTTCTAAATGTAAAATTTTCATTTAGAAAATTAACCAATTCCGTAAAAGATTGAAAAACCATCATTTCTCTAACTTCACATTTAGAGCCTACATGAACCATGTATCCATTTTCTACTTGTTGTATTTCTACAACTTCACTTTCTTTTTGTTTCATTTTACTTTTTATTTATTTTTACTTTTAACATTTTAATTACTAAAGAATCAGCATTTAAAGTACCGCCTTCATCTGTTACAGTTAATAAGGCTTTTACTAATTGGTTGAATTCTTTTAGTTCTTTTTTTAATTCTTGTATTTCTTGGTTAACTTCAGGATTCATATTAATTGAATTAAGTTATTATAATATTCGCGACATTCTTCAATTCGTGTTTTGATAGCTTCTATTACTTTCTCGTCTCGCTTAATTACGTGCGTTTTAACGCGCTTTTCCTTAGGTATGTGCATGAAAGTATGTTTAGCTTCTACAAAGTCTATTATTTCGTCGTTTTCGTCAATCTCGTTTCTTCGCCAGTGTTCACGTCTTATTTCGTCTCTAACGATTTGTAAAGGTGTATCAATCAAACAATAGCACAATAAGGCTTCGTCTTTTCCTGTTAGCCACATATAACCCTGTAATTGATAGTAGTAATCTTTGTTTTTTACTTCGTCTTCTACTACCTTTTCAAAGAATGTAAAAGCATCCCAAGAACTTTTTACATCTATTAAAATATCCGTGTTTACGTCAGGTATTCCAGTTAAATATTCATTCTCTAACTTTTCCTCATTCTTGTAAATAAACCCAACATCTAAAACATCGTTAACAAGTGCAATGGCTTCAGCTTCTACTTCGTTTCCTTTGTCAGTATATCTACTCCAAAACTCTTTGTGAATATTGTATTTTTCTTCTACTGCTAACTCAAGTAAATGCGTTTTAGTAGTTTGAGAAAGACGCTCCCCCTTGGTCCGGGGGTTTGTCATAATTTTGCCTATTTGTGAACATCGTATTTTCATAGCGCAGCAAGTTGTTCTTTAGTTAAATCAAATTTAGCCTTCAAATCAGCAGCATTGAATTTACCTTGTTCAATTGCTTTTAATGCTTCGATAAATCTTTTATTATCTAACGTTTCTTTTTTAGGCTTTTCCTGTTCACCTGAAGCGTCCGTGTCTTTGTCGGTTACTATTCCTAAAATAGTGCTCAAACAATATCTACGAAAATACGTAACACCAGAACCAAAACTTTGAAAGTCATTCATTCCTTTTAGTTGAACGTAAGGAATCAAAGTTAACGAATCAATACTTTCACCACTTTCAACGTGAAATAAAATTGTTTTTAAATAGTTTAACCCATCTTGTGAGTTAATTAGTTGTGTGAATCCTAATCCGTGTTTTTGTAGTAACGGATTAATTTCTTCAAAGATTTTAGGCAAATCAGCGTACGAATATCCGTACCCTTGTGTACCCTTGTGAATTACTTTCACTTCTTGTTGGAACGCTGCCAACGATTTTAATAAATGTTTCATCTTATTTTGTTTTTGTGTTATGCAAATTTAATAATAATTTTTAATATAACTATAATTAAAAAAAATATTTATAGAAATTTCTTTAAACCTTGTGCGCATCGCTCAATTGAATTAGCGCGCTCCTGAAGGCTTTTAATTTGTTCTTGGATAGTTTGTTTACAGTCAGTGGTGAAATACCCGTTAGACGTCGCAATCAGCGGCAATAAACCATTTGAACGAATATAGTTAACTAACTTTCGTAAACGTGGTTGGGTTAGTCTTATTTTGTATCCGTTATTTTCTAAAAATACATTCATTCTTTTTACTATTAATTCAGCTTTTATAGGATTCGTCTTTTTGTACTGTCTAAATCCGTGAATAACCAGCTGCAAAATTTCCATTTCTTCAGCGCTTAATTCGTGCGTGTATTCTTCAAAGTTCGTGATCATTTGTAAATGTTTTTAATGTTATTCTTTTTAGCATATCTAATTACAAAGTCTTTCGCATCTTCTAACCTTTGACTTGAATAAAGGTACTGCCTGTTTCTGCGTACATAAAAATAATTATAAACGTAACCGTACTTGTTTTTTACCTTAGTTGGGTAAATCCATTTTAATTTAATTTCCATACTTATTTGTTTTATGTTTGTCAAAAGTAATATAAATTATTAATATAGTTCTAATTCCTTACACTTTTTTTTATAAGTTGCTATAATTTCTTTTAGTTCCTCGATCGTAAACTTCCGAGTTTTAGTAGCTTCATCACTTAAATTCTCAAATTCTTCTATTCCTATTTTCTTCAATAGGTTTTCTCGGTAGTAAATTAAGTTTCCAGAAAGATACGTATTACAGTGTTCGCATTGAAGATGAACATTCCTTTCGTCAAATCTAACGGACCAATGATTGTTAGCATTGTAGAAATGCCCAGCATTGGTTTTTAACGGCTTCTTTTGGCACGATATACAAACGTTCCCAGCATCTCGTAATCGAATATATTTATTAAATACTTGCTGCGCTAATTTAACGTAATCCTGAATCGTCATTAAATCCATTTTCATTTTAGACTTTTTCTTTTTCCAGTTCTTTTCTTTTACTTCATTTATCCAGTCTGATACACACAAAGGTTCAAAACAGTTCTTTTGTAAACTATTAATCGGTGTAAAGACGGACTTACAGTATTTACATTTTCGTGTTTTCATATCTTGATGTTAACGTTAATTTGTTCTAAATGCCTAATCTTTTGCTTCAGCTGCATAATTTCTATTTCCATTGCGTACTGTTTACTGTTACTTGCTCTTAATAACTTATCCACGTGTTCAAAGTATAATACCGCTTCACCTACTTCGGTCAAACTCTTTTCCATTGAATCTATTAAATCTTTTCGGTGTCCGTGTTTTTCTTTGATGTTGTCCAAAGAATTTTGAATCTTTAAATAAACAGTCCAAAGACCTGTTTTTCTTTTTATCATTTCTAACATAATCAAAATGGTAATTCGTTATTCATTAATTTAATTTTTTCACTAAACGAAAGTAATTCTTTTCCGTTTACAATATCAGGCTTCGCAGCTGGAAAACTGTTTGATGTTTTAGGTCTGTACGGTTTCAAAGGGTCAACACCTCCTATCTCAAAGCCTAATCCTGAATTAAAATTACATATTATCGGCTCATTCAATCCAGTATGTTTACCACCAGTCTCCATGTCTTTTACTTTTTCTACGTTTATCCAAGTTGAATATTTCATTTTAGGGTCTTTTACTAAGCGATGAATAACAAAGAAATCGTCACAACGGTTACTAAATGCTTTACCGCCTTCAATATGATCTTTTAACGGTGCTTTTAAATTACCCTTCCATTCGCCTTCAGTATAAACATTTGCTCCACGTCCGCTTTCTGTATTCGGGTGCGTGTTTATATACAAAGTCATTCCGGTAAAATTAACCATTTGCCTTGCTTTATTCATAAATTCGTAGTTACCTTCGTATGTCATTTGCCTATCTAATCCTGTAAACGGATCAATTAAACCTACCTTGCATTCGCTTTCTTCAAATATCTTTAAAAGTTCTTCAGGCTTGTAAAGTTTTGAGTTATCTACGAAAGTAAAGTATTGTTCTAAGTAAGTTGAAAAGCTACGTATCTCATCTTCGGTAAGTGTTTTAAATTGCCTACCGGAATACATTTGTATTAAGTCTCTTAATATTTGTCCCTTTTGATTTTCACCACTCCAAATACAAAAGGTTAATCCGTGTTTTAGTGCCAGCGTTAAGAAATACCAATTTATCCAATACGTTTTACCTACATTGTCATGACCTAAAATAATATTTAGTTGCTTAGGCTTGAATCTTAAATAATCGTCTAATACGCATCCTATTTCTAAGCCTTGTTTTATTTTACCATTACGGTAATTTAAAAGATAGTCTAATGAATCTCCAGCACTTTTTAACATAACCCTTGTTTTTTAGCTAAATAATATTCAGGTGGATTAGGGTCGTTGTCCTGGTCGTATTGTTTAGGGTTTCTATTATACCAAGTTCTCAAACGCTGCTCTATTCCAAAAGTTTTTTCTTTTTCAAATCTAAGCTTTTTATCCTTTGCTCCGTGTTCACTCCAATAGTCGTAAAAATCACGTAACATTTTTTTAGGGTATTCATTTATATAAACAGAAAGCGAATCGTAAAACTTGCTTTTACGTTCTTCTATACTTTCTATTACTTTATCTTTAACTCTATCACTATCTCTATCGGCATTTTTGGCATCCACTTGCATACGCTCGGATGCGGTCGCATTCCACCGCTTTAATGCGTTTTCTTTATTCTTCAATCGAATACCTTCGTATTTTTGTAAATCACGTTTTAAACTTTGCTTAATAGGTTCGAATGCTATTTCGGTAATTATGTCTTCAGGTATAGGCTCTTGGTCATTTACATACTTTAAAATATGTTTAAACAACTTACCAGCTTGTTCGTCCGTTAGCTTTTCAACGGTGTAAATAACATCACAATATAAAATAAATCCTTTTTTGTCTTTTGCCATTTGTCAAATTTTAAACATAAAAAAA